CCAGCCCATTGGTACTGAAATCCTCGTGGCCCTGTTCATAAATCCAAATCACAAATACCTCCACCTCGGCGTGATGGTCACCTTGCTGACCGTGCCTGTCCAGCCCACAGCGTTATTCCCAACCACCAGCAGCGGCCACTCGCCCGACACCTTGTAGCTCTCGTTCACTGTCCCGTTGGTCGCCATGCCCAGGTCGCTGTCAATCAGGATGGACGTGCTGATGCCGGTGATAGCCAACGAATAGGCCCCGACTGCCAGCACCACGTTCCCGCTGCCCTGGATTTTGATGAGCGGCCGGCTGGGAACATGACCAATGTTGACGACCGTCCCCGGCGCAGTCAATTCTATGTCGGATTCAGTCACCGCCTTCTTCTTCAGCGGCTGGCACAGGAACGGCACGGTGAACCGCCTGTGGGCATGCCCTCGCAGGATTTTCTCGAACCTGATTTCATCAATCACCTGCGCGTCATAGGCATAGTCCGGGTCATTGCCCAGCACCAAGTCCCCGCGCCCGGTCAGCCATGCCGCGGCCGCCGAAATCTTGTCCACGCTCGGCACCATGCACTCGCACTCCAGCACCATCGCTTCATATGACGGGGTGCCGCTTAATGTCAGCTCGCCGTCCCTGCCCGGCACTTTCACGGTCTCCACGCGCAGGGTCGGTTTGACGATTTCTGGATATTTAAGCACCGTCACGCTCTTGGACGATGCGGTTGTCCCTTTGAATGTAATCTCGCTCATCCGGCTCCGTACCCCCTTGCCGCACGCCGGGACGCGTCAGTCAGTCCCTTGCGTATATTGTAGATGTCCACAGCGGTCGGGCTGTTCACGTTCACATTGACGCCGCCCCCGCCTCCGGCCGCATTGGGCAGCCTGAAGTTCACATTGCTGTTGAATGCCGCCGCCACCGCCGCGCCCATGGCCGCCGCTTGGGATACAAGTTGGGTCTGCATGGAGTCCATCGCGCCCGATACGCCGGGGACGCTTTCTGTGATGGCGTCGGAGAGGCCGGGGGTGAACACGTCGCCAAAATTTTCCCCGGCCTGTTCCGCGGCGTTTTTGAGGTCCAGCAGTTCTACCAGACCGTCAAGCGCCCCTTGGGTCAAGGTCATGTCATACAGTCCGGCGGCCAGCGGATCAGTTAAGATTGCTTGCAAAAGGGTATAGGCAAGCGATTCATCGCCGCCCGCTTTCTCCAGGGATGTTTTGAGAGAGGTTGTCAGTTCCTGCCGCAGCAGGTCCACAGCGGTCGACGGGATAATATCCTCGAATCGCTGCCCTTCAAAATATTTGTTCAGGATGTCCGGCGTGAAGAAACTTGCCCACAACGCGTCAATGGCTGCCTGGTCGTTATAATCGGCCTGCATTACCTGGCTGGTCACATTTTCCATCGCCGCCAACACATCGTAATCCTGGGCCGCTTGCTCCAGCGCGGCCTTGGCCTCTGGCTGGGATTGCATCATCCCGGCCACCAGAGCCGACACGCTTGCCATATAGGCTGCCTTGGCCGCCTGGGTCTGTGCGTTCCATTCCGCCTGGAGCGCGTCCCGCTGCTGCGCCAGCACGGCTTGGGCGCCCTTATCGGTTTCCGCACCGATAGCGGCATTCAGCTCGTCAATTCTCCCGGCGTATTCGCCGGCGATTTCACCGATTTGGTTTTGGGTGAACATCGCCTCATAGCCCAACGCCGTGCCATACATATCGTCCGTGCCATAGCCGGCCTTGACCGCTGTGGATATGTTTTTATTTCGTTCCCCTGTCTCGCCTGACAGCGCGTCAGCCTGCGCCTTGACTTCCGCCAGCGCGGCCATTGTAGCGTTGTAGCTATCCTCGTCCAGCTCCACCTTGATGCTCTTCAGGCCCTCAATGATCTCCTCGGTCGGGCTCTTGATGCTGCTAATCGCAAGCGCCACCGCGCCAATGCCGGCAGCCGCCAGCAACCACCCACCCGCCGGTCCTGCCAGCGCGCCGATAAGCTTTGAAAACAGCGTGACCTCGCCGCCTTTGAGTTTGCCGGCGAAGGTCACGATTTTACCCACACCCTCGGCCGCTGTACCAATCAGAGTTGCACCAGCGCCGACGCCGATGAGCGTCGCGCCAATGTTCACCCACCGGGTTTGTGTCTCCTCGTCCAGCTCGCCAAAACCCTTGACCAGCTCGCCCACCTTGTCAATAAGCGGTTGGAAGGTATCGGCCACGTTCTCGCCCAGGTCGGCCTGCGCGTTGCGCGTGGAGTTGGCCAACATGTCCATCTGCCCGGATGTGGTTTCAAAGATGTCGCCGGCCTTTTTGACAAGCGCCGTGTTCTCGGCAAACCCTTCTTTGCCTGAACCCATCAGCGCCTCGAACATGTCCGGCCTCGAAGCGCCCAATCCGATGAGGTTGCCAAGCCTTATCTCGTTCAACTCCATCTCTGCCAGCCAAGCGGTGACGCTTTGCTCCCCACTCGCGTCCAATTCAGACAGCCCATTGAAAAACGCCAGCATCGTATCGGCTGCGGACGAATCCCACATCCTGGAGAATTCTTCCGCGCTCACGCCCATCACGTTGGCAAAGCCCTCGACGTTCTGCCCGGTTTCTGCCGCCAGCTGCATTTTGTTCATCAGTTTTGACGCGGCAGATCCGCCAGCTTCGGCCTCAATGCCCATCGAAGCGAACGCGGCAGCCAAACTCAGAACCTCGGTCGCGCTGAAACCCGTGAGGTTCGCGGTCGCCGCCATCCGCGTGGCCATGCTGAATATATCGCCCTCTGTGGCGATTGATTCGTCAGCCAGCCGTACGAGCGCGGCACCCAATTGGTCCACATTCTCAAACGGCAAGCCGAGCGCGTTCATATACATCACCATGCTGGTGCCGACTTCCTCAGCCGTCATGCCAGTCACCGCGCTCATTCTCGCCAGCGCCAGCGTCATACCTTCAATTTCGCCCACAGGCACGCCGGCCTTGGCCAACGAGGTCATGATGGCCATCAATTCTTCATACGATACCGGGATGGTTTCTGACATTTCAAGCGCGGCCTCATTCAGCCGCTCAATCTCTTCCCCCGCCTCTGGAAGCGCCGCTTTCAACCGGGCCAGAGCCAACTCATAGTCCTTGAAAGCATTGAATGACGATATGCCCAAAGCAGCCAGCGGCGCTCCGATGTACATGGTGAACTTTTGCCCCATCCGGCGCATGGCCGTCCCGAACCCTGTAATCATCCCGCCCCATTTGATATAATTGGCTGCTGAGAGTTGGTTTTTTAGTGCCATCGCCTTCTGTTCGGCTGTGGCCAGTTGCGTCTCCAGCCCGCTGAGCTGTTTCGCCGCCAGCAGTTTCTGGGCGTCCGTGTCCGCGTCAACGAATTTCTGCCGCGCCTGCTCGACCGCCTTCTGCAGGTTCTCCACGGCCTTCTGCTGAAGCCCCAGTTTCTCCTCCAGCTGGCTCCGGCCCGGGTCGCCGCCCATGCCCTTGATTTCCTTGTCGATGTTCTTGATCTGCCGGTTGATTTCCGAGGCGGTTTTTTTGAAGCCGCCCGCGTCCATCGAAAGCCGGACGACCATCTCCCGCGTTGTTTCCGCCATTACAAAATCACCTCGTCAATGAATCCGTCTTCTACAGGGTCCTGCGCTGTTTTCCACGCCAGCGCCTGCATGTACGCCAGTATGTCCATGCCGTCTACTTCGTCCGGCGTCCGGCCCTTTTCCAAATACGTCCAGTAAACCTGCCAAACAAAGTCGGTGAGGGTACTTTTTTTTTACTGTCCCCGCTGGTCGGGAAACTCTCCAGCACATGGGTCACCTGGGCGTTCACGGCGGCCAGCGCCAGTCCGATGTCTGTGATGGCGCGGTCTGCCGGGTAGTGGTCGTAATATTCGTCCGCTGTGAACTGATTTCCACAGAAGGTGCAAAACCAGTTGACCAGCGCGTCCATGTCCTTCTTCATATCCGCGGCGTCCGGGTTATCCTGCCACCGCTTGAAAACCGCCTGGGCCGCGCCGATATCACGCAATGCCTTGGCGGTGACTTTTTCGACCTTGTAGATTTTCCCGTTCAGTTCAACCTTGAACATCATTCCCTCCAAAAAGAGGGGAGGGTTGCCCCTCCCCGTTGTGTTAGGTCGGCATCGTGCCGTCGTAGACTTCCTCAAAGAACTCGGGCACAGCCACGCCGCCAACGGTGTCGTAAACGTACTTGAACACGTCGTCCTTCGTGCGCTTGATGAAGGTTAGGCTGATGGTGTCGTTCTGCCGGGTGGGCGCCTTCTCTTTGGTGTGGTGCTGTTCGTCCAGCGGCTGCGCCCGGCCCTTGACCAGCCACACATAGCGGTCGTTGCCGTCGCGCTTGGCCGATTTGAAGCCCATCGCGTAATAGGGCGGGGTTGCCCCGGCCACTTCCACAATTTCGTTATTGGTGCCGACCAGGTTTCCAAGCAGCTTCGCCTGCAGGCTCAGCGGGAGCTCTTTGACCTCCAGGGTCACGGTCAGCTCGGTGTCCGGGTAGAGCACATCGTTCTCGATGTCGTCCGCGTACAGGATGTCCGGGTCCGCGTTGGCGTGGCTGATGCTCACGTCGATGGCGTCCACAACATCCGTCTCAGCCGCGGATTCATAGGTCAGGGTGGTGGCGGTGTCGGTTTTCAGTTTCCAAAAGATAACGTCCCGAAGGCCGACGCGTGAATAGGTTGCCATAATTTCTTCTCCTCCTTACGCGATGGGGGTCGCTTCGTAGACGCCGCCAAAGAACGTGGCCGCGTCAGGCGTGCCGACCGCGTCCGTGTCCACCTTGACGCTGACATAGTTGTCATAGGTGCGCTTGATGGCCGTGATTTCCAGCTTGTCCTGCTGGCGCGTGATGGTGCCGCCTTCCTTGGTGTGGAAGGTCTCGTCCATCGGTTTGGCGCGGCACTTGTAGTACCACACATAGCGGTCCGCACCGGAGCGCTTCGCTGATTTGAACCCCAGCGCGAAGTAGGGTGGGACGGCGCCGCTCTTATAGGTGTACACGTCGTTGTCATCCATAGCGGTGGCCTGCCCGAACAGCAGTTGCTGCAGCGCCAGCGGCACTTCCTTGACCTCCAGGCTGATGGTGATTTCCGGGTCGGGGTACAGAACGTCCGACTCGATGTCGTCCGCGTACTGCACGTCGGGGTCCGCTGTGCCCCTTGAGATTTGTGCGTCGATGGCCTCCAGTGCGGTCGATTCCAGCGTGTAGGCCGCCGGCACGGTCGTGGTGTCGGTGGCGTCGGTCAGCCAGGCGATTTTCACATCGCGCAGGCCGATTCTTGAACTTGTTGCCATTGGTATTCAGTCCTTTCAAATGTTCATCTTGTCAATGACGGCCTGCTTGATAATGCTCCAGGCTTCGTCTTTTTTCAGGTCAAAGGCGGGTCGGATGTACGGGTGCGGGGGCGCCGGGCGCGGCCCGCCGTGTCCGTACTCGACATAGGCCGGGTAGTAATCATCGTCGCTGAAATCGCGCCGGTGGATGCCCACCGTCACCTGGCGGCCGTTTCGACCGTTCCGTGCTTTTCCAACCTTGATAGCGCTCTTCAGTTTTCCGGATTTGACAGGCGCCAACTGCCGCATTTCCCTGGCGATGACCTCCGCCCCTTCCGCCAATGCCGCGTCCACATTGGTGTCGCTGGGAATCATCTTCTCCAGGTCGCTCAGAAACACCTCAGTGCCAGATAATGTAATGGCCATTCACACCACCTCCAGGTAGGAGAAGGTAAACGCCACATGGTAATCCCTTTGTTCGCTCACCGCATTTGAAGCCTGCCCCACGTCCCGCATCTCGACCTCATCAAAGCCTGCGCCTTCCATGGCCGTCCGCACAGCGTTGGCCACCGTGTAGGGGTCGGTCTCGCTGAATACATCCAGGTACACAAAGTGCTCCCGTTCCTGGAGAGCGTCGTCCGCCGAGAGGTCAGGCCGGTTCACCGTCTGGAAGGTGATGTAGGTGGCGGGCGGGTTGGTGTCCCCGGCCCACTTCATCCAGTAAACAGGCGCCCCCACGTCGGAAAGCGCCGTCACAATCTTTGAGCGTATGTCCATCTCATCACCTCAACGCGCAGGTCAGTTCCACGCGGCCCCGCCCCACAGCGTATGACCTGACAACGCTGTATTTCACGCTGTTCCATTCCGCCTCGGTTTGTCCTGTGTAATCGTCCGCGTTCACGCTGAACACGATGTCCACACGGATGCCTGCGGAATTGGCCGCGTAGTACTCGGCGCGTTTGGCGCTCAGTTTGTCCGCCCACACCGTGGTCTTGGTTTCCGTCAGTACCGGGATGCCCACGCCGTTGACGGTGGTGACGGTATCCACCAGCACCAGTTGTTCGTCCATCCTCATGGCGCGGCCTCCACGGTATAGTCCTCTCTGCGCCGCATCTCATCGCGCTGGGCCATGTAGTCCGCCATGTTCCACAGGGCTTCTTTCTCGTCCTGGGCGAATTTCCATCGAACAAAACTCCGCACTGCGCCCAGCACCAGCACGTCGGTTTCGTCGTTGGCTTTTGATTCAAGGACGCCGAGCTGAACCAGGTCAGCCCGGCACTCCTCAATCAAATCGGTCAGTTCTGTGGCGATGTCCGAGGCGGTCGACACGACGCGCACCGCCCGCTTGATTTTGGCCAGGTAATTCACGCCAACCGCCATCGTCAATCACTCCTTACAAAAACAGAATCAGCTGCACGGTGGTAGACTCGTCCAGCGTGGTATTGGGGGCATAAGTGTTTTTGCCCAGCACAGATGCGTCCACCGTAAAGGTACCCGGCGTGGTCTTGAGAGCACCTGCGCCGTATTCCAGCGCCATTTTCTCTGTGGCCGCCAGTTTGAAGGGCAGCCCCAGCACGTCCGTCCATCCGACATTGAATTTCACGCCGACGGCAGACTCACCGATGATCACCTTGGTCACGGTCTTGAACGCCTGGTCAGTCTTTTCCGCCGTGTTCTGTTCCGCCGCAAACGTCAGCACTTCGCTGATCGGTTCGTCCGCGATATTGGTGCCATAGATAGTCACCGTGTCAGATTCTTCAATGCTCGCGGCGCCATCGGACGCGATGACCGCCACCTGGCGCGGCACATCCAGTTCGCCGTCAAATGCCTCCACCCAATCGTCCTCGTCCAGTTTCACCACCTCAGCCGCCGCTACAGCGTCAGCCAGGATGCCGTCAGCGTCAGCCGCGGCCGGTTTCCCGAAGTCCAGATAGGCTGCCTTCAGCTCAGCGACGCTGACGCCCTGAGCGTTGGTCGGCAGTTTTCCATAAAAACGCGCCATGTCAGTCCTCCCTTAAGCGTTGATCTTGGCGGTCAGATCGTTGCCGGCCTTGACAAAGGCTTCGCCGGTGGCGATGTCGCAGTCAAAGATGGCGGTGCCGCGGAAGTCGACGGAGTTGTTCAGGAAGCCGCTTTCCATGGAACGGTCCACCTTGACGTTCTGCGCCAGGTTGCCAACGACCTTTTTGAAGTCGCCGAAGAAAATGTCATAGTCATCCACGCGGTCGTCCAGCAGGATTTCATAGCCCAGCAGGCGCTTCCAGTCGGGCGTCATGATGCTGAATTTGGCATTATCCTGCTTGGACACGATCGCCCAATAGGTTTTGTGGTTCATCAGGAACTTCGCCCTGCGGTGATAACCAGGCTTGAGATAACCAACCAGCTCGATCAGCTCAGGTGTGGTCACGGTGTCGTTGGCATTCCAATCCACCGCGTTGGTGCCATCAGAGTAAGCAATAGCGGAATCCAGGCCCTTTGGTTCACCGTCGCCGTCGCCGTAGATGATGTACTCACCGATCTTCTCGGCGATGCTCTCGGCCAGGTTGTCCACCAGCCAGCCCTCAAAGGAGTTAATGCTCATGGCGCTGATGGTCGCGGAGATCCGGAGAATCTTCACGATTTCATAGCCGCCCAGCGTGATATTGGTCATGGTGTCAGCGGCGGGGCCAATCAGCACATTCTCGCCGTGGATGGCCGCGTCGTTCTTGACGCCCTCCACAGCAAAAGTCACGTTGCCGGGCACCTGCAGCAGGGTGATTTCGTTCAGCAGCGGCACATAGTCGCGCAGTTTATTGAAGATGCGCTCCTGTGTGAGGGTAGGCACCACATCGCCCACCTCGCTCAGGCCCATCTCGTTGTCGCGCTTCTCAATCTTTTTGCCCTGCAGGCGGGAAAGCCACAGTTCGCGGTATTCAGGCGTCGCAATGCGCTGCTCCAGTGTCATATCGGCAAAGTCCATTTTCTTCTCTTCCTTCCTGATTTCAATGATGTGGTCGGGCGCCTTCGTCCCGGCGGTCAATTCCAGCGCGGTCTTTTTGCGCTGCTCCAGGTCAACCAGTTCAGCCTTGCGGGTGAGCAGGCCCTTCTTTTCCTCGGCGGCCTTCTCCACCGCCTCGGCTTCGGTCGCCTCGCGGACTTCCACGTCCAGCGCGGACAGCCGTTCCTCCACTTGCTGGAGGTTCATTTCATCCAAATTCATTTAGTTCACTCCCATGTAAAAGTATTTCGCCTTAGTTAGTTCCAGTTCCCTCTGCCGCCGCGCCAACTCCTGGCGCTCCGCTTCGATCACTCCGTCGAAGTAGGACCGGGCAGATATTTCCGTCCCGGGATTAGCCGGGATTGAAACCGCTGATACGTCGTAAACCTTGCGGATGCGCTTGATGACGCGCGTCCGGTTCGACTTGTCGTATTCGTCTTTGTCCACGGTGAAGGCCCAGGACATCTGGGTAATCAGCCCGCTGGTGATGTCCTCGTGCAGTTCACGCGCCGCACTGGAGCGGCTCAAATCAGCAAAGGTAAACAGCCCGTGGTCGTCCGGCTCGATGCCCAGCGTCCTGTTGCTGGTCCGCGCCCGGACACGTCCCTGATGGTCCAACTGCATGATGACGTCGCTGACATCCGCACCGTCCAGGGCGCCGCGGTCGATCACCTCGAAGTATTTGTTGCCTTCACTTTCAAACAACACATAGGGGTCGTTAAAAGTCGTTGCGTACCCTTCCACATAAAAATCCGTCTGCAGGCGTTTCTGTTCAGACGGCTTCATCAGGGACATGGCACGATATTCTCTATTCGGTTTGACTGGCATCTTCCTCACCTTTCTCCGGTTCTTTGCCCGTTGCCGGCTCTTCGTTGATCTTCGGGTTCTGCCAGTAAAGCGGCTCGTCGCCCCACGGCACCGCGGGCAGGTTCATCACCTGTCTCCACTCGTTGGGGGTCAGCGCCATCCTGTCCACCATCTGCACCAACTTGAGCTTGTTCTCCATGCTCATGTACTGCATCCGGCTGGACTCAAACACCACCTCGTTGCCAAAGCCCCGCTGCCGGTCGGTGTACATCTTATACGTCAGTTCCAGCCCCAGCGCCACCAGGAAGGGCTCAACCGCGGAATCATAGAACGCTTCCCAGGCGTCCCCGAACAGCTTGCCCTGGATGGCGTCCTCGCTCACGCCGAAGTAGCGGTAGATGTTCTCCCGCAGCTGCCCGATGTGTTCATATGTCGCGATCTCCGGCTTCACGTCCACAGCCTTGAAGTCCACCGTGCTGTCCAGCATCGCGATACCGCTGCTGTTCTCCAGGCTCAGGTAGTCCGCCACGAAGCGGTCTTTCTGCCGCTTGATGTCATCA